CGGATCAACAGTCTTCCTTGAATTACGGCTCCCCCCCGGAAAATGGAGGGAGTATCGCACGAGTGGACGGACAACAGTGCCGAGAGATAGGAGATTCAGGAGATTCAGGGGGTAGAGAGAGCAGTGGGGAGAATTTGCGAACGATCATAAGGATCGCTCTTTTCTTTTGGAATTTTTGTGCATCAAACTGACGCAAGTGAACCTACTAAAAATACAAAGAGAGATTGGGGGACGGGAATCCAGGTATCAACTATCACTTAACAAGTGACCGAAAGTGGGTCGAGTCGAGATTGCTACTGTCCTATCATATAAGCCGGACCGTTGAGGTAGGGCTGGATAGTCAGGACAACTCGAGTGAGAGGGGAAGTGCTCGAGGCACCAGAGAAAAGCCCGGCGACGTTGGAAATTTGCAACCATCCTACAGATGTGACGTACATGTCCACTTCCAAGGCTACCGTGTATTCATCACGGAGTTCCTTAGTAGGAGGGTATACGAGATCGTTGAGAGGAAAGTGCATAAGAACACCTACGTATTTCAGTGTCACCCCAGGCGAAGGGGTGATGACCGGCAACACCGCACCAGCTGCATTCAAAACGGGAAACGTAGCGTTAGTGAGTGACAGTGTCATCTTGAATCTACCTTGATGTTCGAGTAACAACGTGTGGTAGTCCCAGACGGTGGCGATCTGTAAGTCGCCCCATAACTGTCTCAAACAAACCTCCGGTTGCATACCGAAGACGCTTGACATGTTGAAGTTTGCAGCCGACGCGCCAGCGCTGAGCATGGAAGTACATACCATCATGCGTGACAACTCGATCTCGCGTTCCTCCAATTCTGGATTGAACAGCTCGACTTCGTATGAAACACAGAGAAAACCTGCTTCGTAGCCGGTGTACCCATCGCATCCATAACCGACAAAACCGCATGCGGTTGAGTGGGCTTCAGTTGCCTGACCGCTGTCGGGCATCCAGGTTGCGTTAGAGTAAACACCGTCAGCGAGGTCATCCGCAAGGTAGTACAAACCGCCTCCAACGGAACCGCTTGTATCTTTGGCGGTTAGGCTGAGGGTGGCGTTCTCGTATACACTGGTGACTTTGGTGTGCCGGAAAGAAAAGATGGTACGCATATCGATGTCGTCCGCGAAAGAACCTACGCTTTGGTTTAGCATTAGTTCGTCGTTCGCATCTGGATCGAAGAACATGTAAGCTAAACCTGCGGCGGAAGTAGGTTGCGTGGTGACGAAGTGAAAATGCACATTCTTAAACCGGAACTGGGCGAACTTCCCAAGGCTGAACTCAGATAGCCAAGGAAAGAACCCAGAGTTTGTCGGGGATAGGCGCCCACTGTTGACCCAGAACTGGCCAGCGGTAGGTGTGACGCCTGCGGCAGATTGCCATTTGCTACACATTTCTGTGTGCTTGATAGTCGTGCAACGGTTGTTTCGGCTGATAACCGGACGACGAGAGGCGAGTTGAAAGAAGTGAGAAGTGGGTTTAACGCCCACCCGTATCTCTCCAGAGGCAAATCCTTCAGTCCCGTGGACATTATCGGATTTGGTTTGAAGGACACGGCCACCCGGTGTCTTGCTTGATCCACCATGGGCAGCAGCAGTCGGGGTATTCTCTACAGCCCCCAACTTCGTAGATTGGGGACGGGAGACAACACGGGCTGGCCTCGTACGCGGGAGTTGCAACTGAATCGGTGCTGGAGTGACGCCCGGCGGGGGCGTCTTCTCTAGCGCTGTCGAGACATACTCCACTCCACGATGAACTATCGCGGAGATCGTCTTCGGGTTGGCCTTCGGGAAGCTGCGTATCGCTATAGCTTCTGCTGCGGCTTTGATAGAAGCCTTCGGGTTCTCGTACATTTCGCTCGCTAGCTCCGACAGGTAGAGGTAATTCTCGGGCTTCGAGAGATACTTTCTTGCCGCTGCGTGGCCGCTGGCCAGCAGTTTCAAGCTTGCAATAGAAATTGACGCTTTCTTGGTGGCTCCCATCTTTGAGAGCAATTGTGACTGTCCTGATAAGGAAAGTGAGGGACCTGGGATAGGGGGTCGGGGTATTATCCAAGGCGTCCAGAGCGCCGCCGTAGCAGCGCCCCCTTGCGGTCAACTAGGGGCTCGTGATAAGTCTAGTCAACCGTGCGCGGACCTAATAGTCCGTTTGCGCGAGTTTGTTAAACAACGGGTGAGTTATGTAACACGGTATGCGATCTATTGTGCGGATCAGCGCCTCGACTTCTTCTACCTCGCTTACGGTCGTACCATAGCGGTGGCAGATGTTGGAGAGCGCTTCTTCTCTGTTGATGGCAACGTATGAGCCGTTGACCGATCCTGAGAACATCCGGTACTCTTTGTTTTCTAGATTGCACACCTCGCGACCAGCGGCGCGGTCGCGCGTTACGAGTTCCAACTGCTGTAGATACGGCCCTAGAATCGGGTAAGCCGGATCGATGCCTTTGTTAGAACTCCACATTCCGCGTGCCAGAAGATATCTTGCTGTCAAGGGGTCTTTTGTACGTCCGCGACAAGAGAGCGCGGGGTCAGACAACACTTTCCCGAGTTTCAATACCAAACTCGGCAGATTAACCCAGTGGACATCAAATTCGTCCAGGGGTTCTGCCTTAGTCACCCACCATCCCTTGAGGAATGTTGCTGTTCCCAGCTGTGTGTGAACTTGAGTCTCGAAATTTAGCCCGAGCTGTTGTCCGATGATGGCGGTGGTGTCGCGAATTTCTTTTTCCGGATCCTCACAACTGGAGTTGAGAGTATCGAGAAGCAGAAGGTTGGCCGCGCACGTGTCCAGGTTATTAGCTACAGTAGTACCAGAAATACCCGAGGGTAAGACTGCTGCCAACGTAGATCCTTGTGCTGCGAGAGTATCCTTCCCGTAACGATCCTGGATTTGAAAGTTCTCTTTGGCTACAGCTAGCCAGCGATCAAATGCTTCTTCGCCATTCGGCGAGAGCAGTTTCATGACTGGTTTCACATTAGCGTTTAGAGCTTCATCACTTTGCGACACATCATACATCTTCATGTCGTTTTCGATGTATAAATTCGCGCACAGGTTCCCAGTTCCGACGATCGAGTCGTCACCGGCTACTGCCACGGTAGTGTCCCCTGACGCGAGAGCGCGCCCGATGTTATCGAGCACTTCGCCGGTACTACCTGAAGCATAGAACAGTCGCACTGGATGTTTCTGTTCTGAACCCACACATATAACCTCACCGTTCCAGTTAGCATGCAATTGTTTGTCGCAATTACGCGCCGTCTGGATAGTCGCTGCCAAATTCAGGGGACTTGCTGCCTGAATAGCGCGACATCTCATCTGTACTTCACCGTCGTCGTTGGTCTTATGGCGGAGCGTTTCGTCGGATTTGAGCAGTATCTTCTTCTTGTCCTGTTTCGCTCTTATGCGAGTTTCAGGCTGCTCTTTCCGCATTTTGAACGCCTCTTCGAGGCGGCGTCCACGCATACCGTCCATGGCTGCGATGCATTCTGTCTCGGTTGCTTCTGGGAGGTCCAATCTCACCAGAGTTTGCATCACGAGGACGTTTGCACGTTCCCAAGCGACTTTCCTTGCTTCCTTCCCTCCTACTATCTTGGTTTGACCGTCGACGACGATCGCTATGGCCTCAGCCCACTTCGGTTGGGGTTTGAGTATCCGCATGTACACTGCCGCTAGCATATTAAGCGGGTGACGAGCAGGTGCCGTAGGAGAACCACTCACCAAAGCGAGAGGATAGATCGGGGCTGGTTTTGCTTGATATTGCGCCAACATATCAACCAAATCCTCGACTGGGATCGGGTGACTATTCCATCTCCAGCGCACTTCGCCATAGAGTCCCGGCTTTGTAGCAGCGGTACGAATGACTGTGTGGCTGTTGACGAAACGTGGATACGTAGCGTCTGGTTCCAAATTCAATACGCTACCATCTGCCCAAGCTTCGTGTTCGACACGGTTGAGGACATTGTGGGTAGCTTCTTCGAAAGTGGTGGCGTTTTGTGACTGCGCGTCGGAGTCATCACCAAAGGTCAAAAGATCCGGTGTCGGAGTCCTGAAGAAGACTTCATCGAAAACGCCGGGTACAGGGTCGACTTCTCTGAACGAATCGGTAATCTCGCTCAAAATCTTGCCTGTCGCTGAGGTGAGGGCCATGACGCGACTGGTTATGGGAAGAATCAGAGTTGCGACCAATCCAGCAACACAGTCTGGGACGCACAGAGCTGCAGCTGACTCGATCGAGTGCACGTATGACGGGAGAACTTCTTGACCTCTTCTTGTGGTCGCATCCAGACGAGAGAGGGATTCCTTTATGGCCAAACGTTTCGCTTCGCGTGATTTTGCGACGAAGTAATGCGCCAAAGCCGGTACCGACTGGCGCAGAATCGTTTTCCAACCGGGTCTCTCGAGTGGTTTTCCGTTCAACAGACTCTTCATCCGTTCGTCATCAGGGGCGGCTTGTGCAAGCAAGCCACAATGAAGATCTAGCGTATCTTGTCTTTTCTGGAACATTACCTGTAATATCGTCCCGTGGACAATTTCCTGGTAGAGTGCCGGATTATACTTTGCACAGATCTTCATTGCGGGCTCGAGCGCACAGGTGGTAGTGATTGTTTTCTCGATGAACAGACGAGAGGTTCCCACCAGCGAGCGCAATTTTTCCGTTGGGAACTGCGCTACAACTGACGGCATAAACATCGTCTTGCGTCCAGCGGCTGCGATCTCCCGCCCGGGAGTAGTAAGCCACGGAGCACTCCCCGAGAGTTTGCTGACTACGAAGCTGGCAAGTTTCGAAGACAACGAGTCTTGGACACTGCCTGCGTCAATAACCTCACATTCCACCAAACCTTTCGACACGTAGACTTTGCCGACGTCTAGATCGAAAATCCCACGAGGGTGAACCGCAATCCTATACAGCGTGTATGGACCGAAGGATTTTTGCTGCGAAACCGACAGGGAGCGGACTTCGCCATCAACTTCGCCTTCCCAGCTCTTTGTAGCATCCAACCAGTCAGGGGTCGGATGGGCGGGGTAGAAGGGCGCGCCTTCATCTGGGCGAAAGTTAATGTAACCTTCGTGGTCGCGGAACCACCAAGCTTCGTGCTTGTTGACAGTGGACTTTTCATCGCATCCAAGGTAACCCCTGAATACTCTGCAACCGACATAGCCGATGCCGGTCGTCGTCATATCGCCGTCGCGGACTGCGTCTTCGGGTGAGTATGCAACTGTCCAAGCGAGATGTCGCTGGTCAAGTTTGCTGTCTCCTCCGTACACGTCCATGCGATAAAACACCGCCTGTTTCTGTTGCTCGCCAATGATCCTCGAGTCCGTCATACTTCCACCGGCGCGAGCTCGGTCGCCGCCAAAAGTCGCATTCGCGACTACACGGAAATCAAACCGGACGGGAGTCGCCTTGCCGGCGACCTGATTGTGAACCGTCAGGTTATCTTTCTTGGCTGCAGTGTTAAGCCATTGCTGGTGGTTGGTGTCGCATCCCGCGCCGTAAATGCAGCGCATGGAGACAACGACTTCCTCGTTTGACAATAATGGAGCGCGAGCAGCTTCGACAATGACGTGGCGGAATAACATCATTCGATGGACCGCACTGCGCCAATGGCGATTTGGGACCGTCTGACCATGTGAAATGGTGGAACAGCGTCCGTATAGCGCTATCAGCTCCTGCCCTTCTTCGGAATCTGCCGAAGCGGCAACAGATAGTTTCAGATTCGTCACCATGGCCGCTACTGAAGTGCGATTGTAACGCACCGTCGTAGCGACAGACTTATCTTTTCCGTTGTTTTTCGCCTCACGCACCTTAAGGGGGCGCGCTACGGCGAGCTTGACAGTGGATTGCGAGCTTGGCTCGGTCTTCACTGGTTGTGGTACCTTTGCAGGTCCCGGTTTTTGCCCTTTAGCGATAGGCTTGGGGGCTTTGCTGTTCGAAGTTTTTGGGACAGACTTTGGGTGTGGCATCGTTAGATGACACGGGTCAACCGGCTCGAAAGCGGGAAGCGTACACGACTCTGCGATGTACG